GTAGGCCGATCCTTCTCCAGCCAATCTCCATAACCAGACTTATCCGATCCTTTGCCCATCACGCGCCAGACTATCTCTTGCGCAGCGTTACCCATTTCTTGAATTGTCGGTGCAGTCATTTTGCTAAACTCCTATAGAATTGGTCCAGTAATCCTTCTAGCCAAAGTACGTCTTGTGGGTCGATCATAACTTCATCCCAGGAGGAGTATACCCTTTAACCCAAGCCCACACCCTCAAGAGCGCATTGAATGCGATTCCAGCCTGGTACAGCTCTTCATCTTCCCACACCCTTGTCATCAGCTTGCTAGAATCATTCGAAGCAAGTACGATGGATACGCACGCTGCCTTGGGATTCTCGCTTGCGGTCCTGTAAGCCCACAATTGGGGACAATCTGAAGTTTCATAGAACGGCGAGTATTTGGGATTCACCTTGCGGTTTTTCAGATCAATGATCGCGTCACCAATTCCCTTCAGCTTCACATATGCGTCACAACGACCAGCGTACCCCGCGCCAACAAGAGCCTTCTCGCACCAGTAGGTCTTCTCTACGTTTTCGTCCGCCCACTTCTTGAAGGTCGCGATGTAGGGCTGGAGATCTTCATCTTTGCACACAGCGCGTCCCATGAGGATATTCTCGGCCTGTTCGTGCATTCGCGTGCCATGCTCAGCTGCTTTCGATGTTGACTCTTTAGAGTCCTTAACCACTCTTCTAGCGTAATCTTCGAGCGTTTCATTTTCCTCCTTTGGCAAGGTAAGCGATGCCATGATACTTTGTTCAATTTTCCAGTTGGTCAATTGGGGCTTATCCAAAATAGACAAAATCGAAGTGACGCTAGGATATAAACCCATCTTCCTGGCATCTGCCACAGTTGTATTCCGCTCGTTGCCGTTCTTCCCAATTACAACGTGTGCGGATTTTCCGTCTTCGGTATACCAATGACCGCTAGACTCGGTTTGAACAAGTCTGGCTGTCGATGGCTCCTTACTGGTAATAGTAAGTGCCATACAATTTAAAACGGAACCTGGTTGCCGTCTGCGTCAAGTTCAGCTTTGCTGGCAGTAGGTTTCCCTGCTGCCATCTGGAACTCCTTGCTGGCGCGAACCTTGTCCTGTAGCCACTCTGGAAGAGCAGCGAAGACTTCGTTCTGACCATTCTCAATCTCGTAGAACACATGCGAATTGACCGACTCCTTGGGAGCAGTCATGCCCTTAGGCAACTTGCTGATCGCATTGATGGCGCAGTACTGCCTGCCTGCCTGCGAGGTTTTGTGCATCAAGGTAAGCAGGGCTGCTTTGCCAAGCAGATTCTTGAGGCTGAACGATGCCAGCTCTTTCGATGTGAAAGCTGCACCGCGCCAAGACTCAAGGTGCTTGCGGAGTGTTGCACGCTCACCTAGCGAGCGAGTCAACTCAAGACTGACCATCATAGGCTTGGTAACCTTTGTGGTCTTGCCGTTCTCCACCACCTCTCCATCAATCACCTGGTCAGGCAATTCGAAGGTTAGTCTCACTTTGGGAGACATCTTCTTCTCGCCGTCCCAATTGGTTTCTTGGAGTCCCATGTCAATCAATTGGACCAAGACTCCCATCGTCGTTCCTGCTTCAGGCAGTTGACGTTCCGTTGCTTTTGCCGATTCACTTAGTGTTAGGCTCATTTATTTCGTACCTTTCTTTTTTTGGTTTTGGTTTTTGTGTCAGGTGTAAGTTGGACTAGGACTGAAAATAGATTCTTATTTGTTGGGGTTAATAGTTGAGAGATCAGATTGTTCTTGTACATAGAATCCTTTCGCGACTGTGGTGTGTGTTGGTTGATTTGGTGCATATTCAATAGTGACATTGGCAGGCGCGAGTTGTCTAGCTAATTCGCACACGCTGTCGGCGGTTAAAATAACAAGCCATTCCTTACGGCCATTACGGCGGAAGAACACCGCTGGGATCTTGCCTGCTGGGCAGTCACGCTTCGACTGCTCCATCCACTCCTCTGGCTTTAAAGCCTGACAGCGTTTGCCTTCGATATGGAAAGGAAAGTTCTCGCACACCACATCACCACTCCCACCCTCTGGATTGCCAGCGTATTGCTGACTACGGCGAGCCTTCTGCCATCCCTGCTCGCGAAGATAATTTGCTAATTCACGCTCCCCTGCTGCGCCTTTTGCCCTGCTATTAATTTTGCCCATTTGTTGGTTTTAGCAGACCAACCTATGGCGCGTCGAGATCTATTTTTAATTAAGCCAAGTTTTATTAGCGTGACTAATATCCTCGTCGAACTTGCGAATCATTGCCTGCATGGTCAGCTTCTTGACCATCTTTTGATTCTTCTTGACCCACTCCACCGCCTCGTCAAAAGACTGCGCGTCCTTCAAGCCATCCTCGAAATACTCCCATGCCTCCTTCTCGGTCATAGGTTTTTAAATACACGCCAACCACCTCCTGTCGACGGACAAAGCTTGGTTGTTACAGACCTGCACTTGGCTATTGGAAGTAGCCAGAACAAGTCATCATTCATCCCCCAACAGGCAACGTAATCCACACCACTAATAGCGCGCTTTGGTATGTTAAACCCATTACCAGTACTTGTTGTAAACCGATACTTGGTTCGCCCAGGTTCAACAGTTTGAGCGGTCTTAACTTGGATGCGAAAGAACTTGTTGTTTTTCTCGGCCACCACATCGTACCCAGCGAAATCCTCGTATGGAGTCAGAACGTTGTACCCACAGCGCAAGAGCGCGCCAGTAACGCGAGCCACCCCTACCGCACCTATTTGCCGTGATGTTAATTTCATTGTTGACGTACTCCTAATTTAGCAGATACTAGAAAAATGAAAACAACAAACACACTTATCGCGCTTGCCCTCTCTACTGCGTTTACATGTCTCGCGGATGACCGCTTGAGCCAAGAAATTGTGGCTGCCGTCTATCGAGGAAGCAGTACGCATGTGCTTGCTGGCAATTCCGCTGTGGGTGCTGGTGGTGCGCTTGTCAAAGCAGGAGACACACTTCTTACCCCTGAGGGTGCTTACGTCCAAGCTGGTGGGAGCTACCTCAAGCCTGGTGGAGGTGCAGTTGTGAAAGCTGGCAGTAGCTACGTTGGGACTGACAGCGCGCTTGTTAATGTTGGTAGCGGACTGAATCTTATTCTTATTGGATCGGACGGCGCGAGCATTGGGGCTGGCAATACTATTCTTCGCCCCCTTCTTCTTCCGCACTAGCCTACCCCCCACATCGCCTGTCGATTCCTTATCCTGTTCTCAAGACCAGCGATAAACTTCTTTCGGCTTGAGTCGTTGTAGGCCAATTCGTATTCGTAATCCAATTGCGCCTGACTCATCGCCTGCATTAACGCGCGCGGGTGAACTTTGTTGATTGCCTCTAAAGTTTTAGGACCAATCTTTCCGTCTACATCCACCCCAACCTTGAGAGCATTTAGCCCCTTCTGGATAAACCTTGTTGCACCGCCCATCCCTCTATTGAACGCGAGATCTTGCGTGAATGCTTGCATGACTTGAGGCAATTTGGATACGAGTGGGCTGGTGTATTCTTTGATATATCGCGCTGCCCCTTTCGCCCTTTCTTCCGCTGGCAAATCTGAGAGCTTCTTGAACTCTTCTGGATGGTATTTGTCATTAATCCCAGCTATCTCATAGCTTCCACCACCATCTCCATCTGGCAGCTTGTATATCGCCAAATTGCCGTTGTGATCGAACCTACCCTCAAGCTTGACTGTCTCAATTGCAGCCAATAGGAGCGGATCTACTTCTGTTCCGCTCATAGCACACCCTATTTCTTATTGATTTCTTGCTCAACCGCTTGATTGCGGAGGGCATCGTGAATTTCCTTGATGTCTGGATCTTGGTTTGCTTCGTAAATCTTGTTTAGTGTAGCGATTGCTGCGGATGTGTTGGAGACAGGCTTATTTACGTTTGTGGCAAGCCAGCCCACAAACTCTGGATTAGTGAATAGTCGAGCAGCCTGGTTTGCACCAACAAGTGTGCCAAGTATACCAGATGCAAATCCAAATTTGCCAGCAGCTACTGATCCAACTCCGCTTGTGATCGTGGCAGGAACAACGACAGCACCAGCAGTTCCAGATGGATTCGCCACAATGCTGGTGCTTTCCCTGATCTTATTTGAAACCCTGGCGATTGTTTCCATGTCATTCTTAAATTTACTGCCAAACCTGCCAAATAAGATGTCCTTTGAAGCATTATCAAGCTTGCCGTAGTTCTGCAAGAATTTTGCAGTACTGAACACATCGCCAGTTTCATCCTGTAGGCCAGCAACTGCCTTGCCCATCCTTGAAATGTAGGCAGCAGACACGGCCTTCTGAGCATCTTTTGGTACAGCGTTGAATACTTCGCGAAGCTTGGTTGGTCCGTTGCGAGATCCGCTGATTACTGCTTGATAGGCATCCTCTGGATTCTTATTTAGGATCACAGATTGGATCGAATCCATTGTATCGTGGAATTTCTTGGTATAAACATTCGCCTTCTTGAAGGCAGCTTGAGCCTCTGGCCCTTGTTGCGCTGCTGCGTTCTCAAGATCCTTCGACAATGCTCCGTACAGGCTCTTCCATTGCGCCTTGGGTACGTCTGGAGCTAGGTCAACTGTAGCTATCTTCTCGCCAACCCAAGAGCGCAGATCGCGCAATACGTTAAAAGGAATTTCTCCAGATGGACTTAATCTCTTTGTCTCCTCAAGCCCACCCAATAGCGATGTCAATTGCGTATTAGAAATTGATGCCTGCAATTCAGGCGAAGCATTGCCAAGCCTATTGGTGAACTCATACAATTTACCCATAGTCTCGTCCGAATTAATCGGAGTGCGCTCTGGCATGTATTGGTCAAAACGATTATAAAGAGCCTTTTGGGTCTGCCTCGCCCTGGGTACAAACACCTCAGAGAATCCCTTCTGGATTGCCTTGCCTGCCTCAACTGGTTCCGTGATTGGCGATAGCTGAGTTCTTAGTTCCTCAACCCTTTTGCCAACTTCAGCTTGCTGCGCCAATCCCTTCTCGCGCATTGCAGTCATTCCGCTTGGGAATCTTCCTGTGCTTGTTTCAACTGCTTGGGTCAATGGATTCTCTACTGCCTGTGCAAGAGTAGGAGTGGTTCCAGCCCTTCCATACAATTCAATATTCTTGGCAATCTCCTCTTGAGTTTTGCCACCGCGAAGCATTCTTAATATAAAATTTTTAGATGTCTCAGTTGCCCCAGCAGTTCCAGCGATCATTGCTGGGATTGGGGAAACTCCAAGCTTGCTGGCAGCAGATGCTACTTGAGTTATTCTCGATATTGGTGAAGGAGCAATTGATCCAACCAATCCAGCCAATCCCTGCTCTAGCGGACTTGCGCCAGCTTCTCCAGCAGAAGCAGCAGCTCCAGATCCAAGTGCAGCACCAGCAACCTGCGTCTTTGGCGAAGCACCAAGTATCTCGCCTATTTTCTGGATTGCCTTTGGCGCGCCCTTCATCCCAGCCATAGCTTGACCACCCATAACGAGCGGAACCATCTCGGCAACTCCTCCAACAACCCTGGACTCAATGCGCTCAAGTGGAGTCTCTGGTTTGGGCAGTCCAATCTGATTTTTGATATCCTCCAGAACCGCGCTGAGTTCTGGTACTTTCCTCTTCTCGTCACCTTGCGCAACGAGCGAATTGTAAACCTTTGCGCCGATATCCGCCAAGAATGCGCCAGAAGCACCAACGCGAGCAGCAGGGGCAGCAACCTCAAATGGCGCGCCTGCTATTGCTCCACCAACAGCACCAACAGTCGCAGGCGTAATCGCTTCGCGCGCGATTAGTCCAGCCTGCCTTTGAACAAATTCTGGAATGCTTCTACCTTGAGCTTCTTGAATGGCTGGAGCCTCAACCGCAATCTCCTCACCCTTACTATTTACTGGTATGAGTGCCATTGTTTTATTATGGGGCTAGTCTGAATTGCTGACCATTTATATTTACAACATCTCCATCACGCATTCCAGCAGCGCGAGCTTCGGCCTCAGTTTTAAATGCACTTTTTTTCTTCATTCCAAATGAACCAATATCTTCTGGATCTGCATTGGCATCAAGAACTGCTTGAACTGACTTAATTCCAAATCCATTGGCGCGAGCATCGGCAACAAACTTTCTGGCCAATACCTTCTTCAGCTCGCCTAGTCTTTCTGGCGCAGCAAAGTTAATCACGGCAGTAGGATCTGCGATTGCAGTCATCAACACGTTCCTATCTTCCTGCGTCATCGTGCCAGGACCACCGATTGCAATACGCATTTGTCCAGCAAGGGCTGTTCTGATCGCATCCGCGCGAGCCATGAGTCTTGGCCTAGCCAAAACATCGCCTGTTTGAACTTGATTGCCAAGGTCAAGGAGTTCGTCGATTCCGCCAACAGATGATACAAAGTTTGGCACAAGTCCGCGAACTTCATTGGCAGATTTCTCGCTGCTTGCCATTCCCTCAAGACCAGGGATTTTGAGTGCGTTCTGAGCGATCTTCTTGGTCTGAGCATCTTCGTATCCAGACATTTTGCCAATGGTCTGCTCCGCAGCCATGCGTTCTGGTGAGCCTTCTGGGAATGAATTAATATAAGATATAGCCTTTGCCTTCATCGGAACGAGCTGTTCCAATCTCTGCTGGTAAATCGATCCAATATTCGCTGTGGCTGGAACTGTTCCGCCACCAAGACCCTCTGGTACTGGAAGCGTTCCAGTAAGTTCGCCTAGTTGCTTGCTTGTCGCAGCCTGCGCAGCTTCCGTTCCGATCATCCTTTTGCGCATGTCGGCCTCAAGCTCTAGCGCAGGGCGCATCATTTGAGTTGCCATATCCTTTTGCATGACAGGACCAGCAGCTCCCTCTGGAAGCGTAGCTGATGCGGATTGTAAATTCTTAACTCGCTCGCCAGCAGTAGAGGCAAGCTCACCCTGCGTTGCTAGATCTTGCTCCAAAGCACTTTTTAGTCCGCTAAGACGAGCAGCCTCGATTGGCGCATACTCAGGTGATGCCTTTCTGCGCTTCTCTTCTTCAGCAGCAATTTCACCCTTTAACTTCTCTACTCCAAGCATTCCCTTCTCTCTCTCGGCCTGAAGCGCAGCTTGTCCTTCTGGACTCTTTAGATACTCTTGCTCTGCGTTAAACTTCTCAATCTGAGCGCGCAGGTAGTCCTGCTGCATCTTCTTTGTTTCGCGCTCAGTCGCAACATCAAGTTGCTTCTGTTTAACAGCCTCTTCGTAGGCTGGGCTTTTATAAACAGTAAATGGTCCGAACTGTACTAGATCGGCCATGTTACGCCACTCCGCCAAGTGAATATGATTTAAATCCTCCCGCTATTGGGGAGGCAAGATTTCCAATTCCTCCAGCGATCTGTGCGAATTTCGCAGCTCCAGATGGTTGTTGGTTTTGCGCTTGGAGCATATTGCCATATGTGCTGGCTTGATACCCAAGTAAGCCATTATAGAGAGATACGGCAGCCTGCTGAAGCGCAAGAGGAGCATCTGGATTAGTTGTCTGATAGAAATTCGCTGCTGTGCTTGCACCTTGGCCAAAGTTGCCAGGAAGCGATTGGTTGGCTTGGATATAGTTCTGGAACGCTGCGTTCTGTTGCCCTGTCCTAGCATTGCTAAGATTGTAGATGGAAGGACCACCAGCAAGGAAACCAGAAGCAGATCCAAGCCTTGTCTGTAGCAAGGCATCGCGTAGTGCGACATCACGCTGTAGTGCGTCACCAGTTGTTTGGCCAGAAGATAGGAACTGAGATGCTGCCCCATAACGTGCAAGCTTGCGAGCCTCGCCAGCAGCACCAGATTCAACAGCTTCCTGCACAGCAGGCGCAACACCAAAGATATTTCCTCGAACTGTTTGAGCAGCGCGAGCTGCTTGCTCGTACTGCCTACGCTCATCAGCACCAAGTGTAGAACCAAGTTTTAATTGATTTAAGGCTTCTTGTTCGAGCTGGCTTCGCAAGTCTTCGGTCTGTTGCGATGTCGTTGCAGGCAATTCTTCAGTAGCTAATTTTCTGTATTTCTCGCCCAAGGCAACGGCAGTCTCGTAAGCTTTCGGATCAATCTGCTTTAGCTGATCGCTGGCACGTTCCTCTGGAAGTTTAAGGAATTCCCTAAAAGAAGTGATTTCTTTCTGCCCAGCGGTATCCAATGCGGTGATTGGCTTAAAGCCTGCAACCTGCGCCTGCGCAGATGTGATTGCCTCGTTGACGCTTCTAATATCCTCGTTAAGAGTTTTTAGTGATGCCTCAAGCGGAGCGCGCCTTGCGTCATCAGTTTTTAATTTGGACAGCAATTCGTTGGTTGAAACAATCTTGTCGTTAATGCCAACAATCTGGGTATTGCCTCGGTCAAGAACCGATTTGAGCGAATTTAGTTTTGCTTCGTTGTAATCGTTTATGATCTGATCGTCGGAAACTTGGAAGTTAAGCTTTGTGCCAAGGTTGGACGCACCATAGTTTCTGGCTCCAGAGAGTGCGGATAGCGCACCGCTTAATCCAGTTGCTCCAGCCCTAATCTGGCCAGCAGCAGTATTAAGTTCGCCTGCTTGCTTGGTGTAGCTCTCGTCAAGCTTCCTGGCTGCTACTGCTGCTGCGGACTTATACTCTTCGTCCGCCAAGTACTTATTGTAAGCATCATCAAAACTCTTGACCATTCCTGCTGGGTCTTTTGCGTACATTGTATAAACTTTGCCGTCATGCCTATGGGAATAGGTTGAAACACCAGCTAGGAATTGGTTGTAGTCAGGAACTCTAGGACTTCCGTCTACATTGCCTGGGCTTCTTCCGCCACTCGGATAAAGTGCCATTATGCCAGCATCCCCACCAATGCTTGGCTTATACTGTTTGTCAAAAAATTCTTGTTTTGATAATACTGCCATATTAAGCACTCATGTTTGGCTTGGAAATATTTGTTCCAATTGTTGAAAAATAATCGACAGGAGCTGCGCCCTGTGAGAACGCGACCTCTGGTTGAACTGCGCCAAATGGGTTTTGCCCATAAAGGCGAGTAAATTGGTTGGTCATTTGCTGGCCAAGACCCTTGTTTAAGGCAAACGCTTCTGGCGAGTACTCGTACTGCCTGCGAAGCGATTCTAGGGTGCGCTGTGCGCCGTACTGGCGTTCCAGCTCAAGGTTGGATTTGACGGAAGAAGCCTGGTCTAGGGCGGACAACTGCCTCTCAAGCTCCCTCTGCTGGGGCATATACTGCATGCGAAGCTTGTTCTCAAGCTCGGCCATAGCAGGAGATTTCTCGATATAGGTATCAATGTTCTTACGATACATTTCAGCATTAGCTTGCGCTACTGCTGTTGGGTCTGGCGGTGGGGGCGGTGATGGAATTGATGGTGATCCGCCCATATTAGTTCAATGCCTTTCTCATAAATGTATTGTAATCGTACTCCTTTTGTTTGCCTAAACGTTTAAAAGTTATGCGCTTGCGTGGTCCGAATCGATCCAACAGGATCAATAGCAAGCCTTTGAGTGGGGCTACCGACTCAGCATTTCTAATACCACTAGTAGCACACAAGTCAACAAAGATATTGTCTCCATGCTCGTCGTGGACGTAGTGACCCACTTCAGAGCCACTATTGACGCACCTAGCCAAGGCAACGCCAAGAATCTCATCATTCCTATTCCTTAATGTACCCATAAGTCCCTGCTTATCAAACCATGCCACCCACTCCTTAAAGTTAGGCCACATTGCCTCGGAAACGCCACTTTTCTCAAGAAACTCTACCTGGGTCATATGTTTTGCTGAATCTGAATTGTATCTGGATTTGCTGCCATAATGACCCCGCGAATAGAGAGCTTTCTGGTAGCAGCCTCAACCTTCATCTTAATATTACGCCACTTTTCGTATGATCTAAGGCTATCCGCCCTTCGCTTTACAACCTTCGCGCTTAGTGTGGCTGGAAGCACAAACGGCAGGGTCAAGCTGTCAGGAGATGTTGTGTCAACATTCGTGCCAAGAATAATGTCGTTACCATCGGTATCCCTGCGCATGCTTATCGTTGCATTGGTAGATCCAGAATTAAAGAATTCAATCTCATAGTGCGATCCGTACTTTAGGGCAAACCGATCATCAAATTCATACGCCTTTGTGACCACCCTGCTCGTATAGCCAGTACCAAAATCTTGGAACCCTGTATTGATATCAACTGAATCTGAATCCTTGTAATCCGTGAGGTGACCAACCCTTGAGTTGGTTGTGCCTATGCAAAGCTTGATTGTGTTTGTGGCGAATCCAGAGCTAAAGCTTGTCTCAACCATCCTTGCTGCTGCAATTTCCCACAAGCCTTCGAAGCAATTAAAGATTGAGTTGTAAACCAATATGTGGCTCGGTTTGGTTGCCGAATCAAGCGGTATGGCGAGAAGATATCGATTGTTATGGAATGTAGCATTGCAAGTATCGATATAACTTCTATTGATCCTTGCGATTATGTCCTTAACTGGCTCGCTTATAGTTAGGCCAACTGTCGAGAAATCATCCGCCAAAGACCTTGAGATTGATCGTATTCCGTCATTGGCCAAAAAGAACACATCCTTGTTTACCAAGGCAACTGACCTTCCTGCGATACAACCGATCCTATTTGAAACTGTCTGAACAGTCCACTCCGCTGCACTATTGGTAAGCGACAGTACGCTCGTTCCTGATGTCACAGTTGTGCTTGGCGTTACATTAACAAGGTAAATCTTGTTCCTCTTAAATACGATGATTTGGAATCCATAGAAAGGTTGGATTGCAATAATATCTTCTCCATCGTCACCACCAACAATAATTGAATTGGTTGTCTTCCATATCTCTGGATCGAGAATGTCAGAGGCGTATAGAGTATTTCGATTCTCGCCTGTTCCTACTGCGAATAGACGATTGGTGAATGATTTTATTAGGCGCAGGCCAGTTGGGGCTAATTGTGTTGAGATTACTCCAGTTGCAGTTGCTGCCGTTCCCAATGATGGTGGTGCTATCGTTATAGTTGGTGCAGATGTATATCCAGAACCACCATTGGTAACTGTTATTCCAGTAACAATACCACCTTGTGATGCAGCATAAGATGCAACTGCTGTTGCTGTTGTGCCATAACCCATTTGTGGTGCAGAAACTGTTACTGCTGGTGCTGATGTATA